CTGCAAGGTCAGCGTCGGCGGCGTTACGGTCATCAGCGGCTATGTCGACGATGTCGAGCCGAGCTATGACAAGGGCGCCCATTCGGTGCACGTCACGGGCCGCGATAAGACCGGCGACCTGGTCGACTGCTCGGCACCCTATATCGGCTTCCAGCGCTTCTCGGCCGATGTCGTCGGGTTGATCAACGATATCTGCAAGCCCTTCGGCATCCCGGTCACGAGCCAGATCTCCGGCCTCAAGCCGGTGCCGGAATTCGCCGTGCATCCAGGCCAGACGGCGTTCGAAGCGATCGGCCAGCTCGCGAGCTTCGCCGCAGTGCTGCCGATGTCGGACGGCAATGGCAGCCTTATCCTGACCCGCGCCGGCCTGGCCGGCAGCAATGCGCCGCTGAAGCTCGGCGGCAACATCCTCAAGGGCACGGGCAAGTTCTCGGCCAAGGACCGACACAGCGATTACACCGTGCTCGGCCAGGCCAATGGCGGCGACAACATCGACCCCAACATGGCGATCGGCGGCGTCGGGAAGGCAAAGGATGCCGGCGTCACGCGTTACCGGCCGCTGGTGATCATCGCGGATTTCATGGCGGTCGGTAACGACGCCTATCAGCAGCGGGCGCAATGGGAAGCCACCGTTCGGGCCGGCCGCGCCTATTACGCGACCTATACCGTCCATGGCTGGCACGATGCGAATGGGCGGCTCTGGACGCCGAACGCCCTGGCGCCGGTCTCCGACGACTGGCTGGCATTTCACGACACGCTGCTGATCAGCAGCGTCCATCTTTCCAAATCCTCTTCCGGCACGACGGCCGAGCTGACCGTGACCCGTAAGCAGAGCTTCGAGCTGATCCCGATGCCGCTGGGCTCCGGCATCTATGACGCAACACCCTCCGGCAACAGTGTGGCGCCGCCGGCGTCGGGGGGCCAGCAATGATCGAGCATCTCCGGGAGCGGGTGAACGAGTTCCGTAAGCTGGTCGGCCCGCTTCAGCGCAGCGTCCGGCTCATGATCACGCGCGGGGTCATGACGCTGGTCGACGACACGACGAAGACGCAGGAAGTGCAGCTCAACCTGTTGCAGGGCGAGGTGTTGAGCGGCCTTGAGCGCTTCCAGCAATATGGCTTCACCTCGGTTCCCTTCACCGGCGCCGAGGCCATCGCCGCCTTCATCGCCGGCAACCGGACCCAGGGCGTCGTGCTGGTCGTCGGCGATAAGCGCTATCGGCTCACCGGGCTGCAGGGCGGCGAGGTCGCGCTGCATGACGATCAGGGGCAGATGATCGTCATTCACCGCACCAAGATATCGATCATCTCGCCGCAGGCCGTCGAGATGACCACGCCGCTGTTCACCCTCAACGGCGATTTCCAGCTCAACGGCACAGGCACCAGCACCGGCGATTTTGTCGCGAACGGCATCTCGGCCGACCATCACACCCATCAGGATAGCGGCGCCGGGGAGCCTCAGTAATGGACGTGGCACTGCAATGGAGCAACGCGACCTGGCAGGCCGATTTGGCGCTCTCCGGCGGCCAGCTGCTGGTCGACGACACGCTGAAGACCGCGGTCATCATCTCGCTCTTCACCAACCGCCGGGCCGAGCCTGACGATGTCCTGCCGAATGAGGATCCGAACCATCCTGGCGGCGGCGATCCGCAAGGTTGGTGGGGCGACTGGTATTCGGACCAGATGCTGGATCAGCAGCAGGCCGTCCCCGGCACCGCGACGGCGCCGGCGTTCCGGCTCGGCTCGCGCCTCTGGCTGCTGCAGCGCTCGAAGGAGACACAGGATGTCGTCTCCAAGGCCCAGCAATACGGCCAGGAAGCGCTGCAATGGCTGCTCGATTACAGCATCGCCAGTGCCGTCACCGTGACGGCCGAGATCGTCCGCGAAGGCGTGCTCGGTCTGACCGTGCAGATCGCCCGCGGCCGAGCGGTCGAGACCTATCAATTTCCCTTCGCCTGGGGTGCCTGATGCCCTATCCGCGGCCGACCCTTCCGACGCTCGTCGGCACCTCTGCGCAAGACATCCAGACGCGGGTACCCGGTGCGGACGCGCTGCTGCCCGTCTCCTTTCTCGGCGTGCTGCCGCGCGTGCTCGGCGGCGGCTTCCACGGCCAGTACGGCAATATCGCCTATCTGGCCAAGCAGCTCATGCCGGACACGGCCGAGGCCGATTACCTAGCTCGATGGGCGAGCATCTGGGGCGTTCAGCGCAAGCGCGCCCAGGCGGCACAGTTCCAGATCACCATATCCGGGGCACCAGGTGCCGATATCCCGGCCGGCACGGGGCTCAACCGCTCGGACCAGGCGCAGTTCACGACCAACGCCGATGCGGGGATCGCGACGGGGACCACGAGTGCGGTCGCCACAGTCACCGCGGGCGTGGCCGGCAGTGCCGGTAACACGCCGGCCGGCTCGCAACTGAGTTTCGGCGCCGGTATCCAGAATGTCCAGACGACGGCCACGGTGGGCGCTCAAATCGTCGCCGGCACCGATGACGAGACCGACGCCTCGCTGCTGGCGCGTCTGCTGTTTCGTATCCAAAACCCGCCGCAAGGCGGTGCCGCGACGGATTATGTGATCTGGGCAACCGATCAACCTGGCGTCACGCGCGCCTGGGTCTATCCGCTCTGGCTCGGCGCCGGCACGGTCGGCGTCACCTTTGTCATGGACGACCGGACGGTCATCTTCCCGCAGCCGGCGGACGTCACTGCCATTCAGGCAGCACTCGATATCCTCCGGCCGGTAACGGCGAAGCTCATCGTCTTTGCACCCGCCCAGGCGCCGATCAATCCGACGATCCATCTCCTGGGTGCCGACACGCCGGCGATCCGTGCCGCCGTCTCGGCCGAGCTGGCGGATTATGTGGCGCGGGTGGCTCTTCCCGGCGCCATGGCCGGGCAGCCGGCACAGGGCTCGATCTATCTGACCCAGCTCGAAGAGGCGATCGGCAGCGCTACCGGCATCGTCGACTATGAGCTGATCGGGCCGACGGCCAACATGGTCATGGTGCCCGGCCAAATGGCTACCCTCGGGACGGTGACCTTCGAATGAGCCGCAGCCCGCAAGACTTCCAGGGCGAGCTGCTGGCGCTGCTGCCGCTAGGCGATGCCTGGCCGCGCGACCCTGAGACCGTGCTGGCCCAGCTGCTGCTCGCGGTCGGCGACGGCCTGGCCGCGGTCGACGCCTCGGCCGAGGGGCTGCTCGACGAGGCCGACCCGCGCACGACGCTCTATCTGCTGCCGGATTGGGAGCGCGTCGCGGGGCTGCCGGATCCTTGCGCCGGCCCAGCGCCCACCATCGCCGCCCGGCGCGCCCAGCTCGTCGCCCGGCTCACGGCCGAGGGCGGCCAGTCGATCGCCATCATCACGGCCTATCTGGCGGCCCTCGGCTACACCGTCACGATCAGCGAGTTCTACCCCTTCACCGTCGGGGTCAGCGGCGTCGGCGATCCGGGATCTCCTGTGTGCGACCAGGATTGGCAGTTCGTCTTCGCGGTCGAGGCACCCCTCAACACCGTCCAATATTTCTGCCCCGGCATTTCGGCCGCCGGCGAGCCGCTGGCCAGCTGGGGCAACGAAGTCCTGGAGTGCGAGACCCAGCGGATCGCGCCAGCCCACACCATCCCGATCTTCCTCTACAGCTGACCCTACGGAGCCGTCATGCAGCGGATTTCCTCGCCGACCGCCGTCGCCGCCCTGCCGGCAGTCATCCCTGGCGGAACACCCGGCTTCTTCGCGCAAGTAACGCCTGGCGTCGGCGTGCCGACGATCATGTCCCCGGATTGGGCGAACGGCGTCCAGGAGGAGCTGATCGCCATCATCCTGTCGGGCGGCATCAACCCGTCGCTCTCGACGCTGACCCAGGTGCGCGATGCGGTCATGGCGTACGGGTATTTCGCCGACACCGGGGCCGCCAACGCCTATGTGATCTCGACCGCGGTTTCCGGTGTGGCGGGCGGCTCGGCTTTCGCCGTGCCGGCTGTCCAGCTGGTAAAGGGCACCAAGTTCCTGATCCTCGCCAAGACGAGCAGCACCGGCGCGGCACAGATCACGATCGACGGCAACCCGGTGCTGGCGTGGACCAACAACGCCGGTGGTGCCCTGGTGGCGGGAGACATCGTCGCCGGCAGCCTCTACCCGGTCATCTACGACGGCACCGCCCTGCGCATGCAGGCCGTCACCAACGGCCAGATCGCCGCGGCGATTGCAGCGGCGGTTGCTGCAGCACTGGCATCGTCGACCACGACGACGACCACGATCGCCGGTGCCTCGCATAGCTTCGTCGCCGCCGATACGAAGAAGACGATCAAACGAACCAATGGCGGCGCGGCGATGATCGACCTGCTGCCCGGTGCCACGGCCGGAGCGCTCCCGGCCGGTTGGACGGTCATGATCGTCAACAATGATCCGGC